TCGTTTTGTGATCAGTGAGTACGAAGTACCCAATTTTGATTCAACCTATTTTCCAATGAGTAAATTCCGTGGTGTTCACAAAAGTTATCCTTACTGGTTCACTGGACAAAACACTGCTGTGTTAGACTACACCGCTACTTTTAACTATTTGTACAACATCACAGTAACTGGCAGTACTCCACAAAATAGTGCAGCCGCAGAACTGCGCAGAAAATACACCAGCAGCATGAGAGAAATGCCCAAGTACACCTATGCCAGTGCCAGCACCGAAAGCCGAGCCGGCGCGGACGGCAAAACCAATGAAATTGGTGCCAATGCCAGCGAATACTTGTACAGCCCTGGTGATTTGCGCCAGGCCAAAATACGCATCATTGGTGATCCTGCTTGGATACAACAAGGAGACTTGGCTGGTGGAGTGTCGGTGCAAGACTTCAGTTACGCACCATTCTTTCCTGATGGCACCATAAACTTTGATGCACAACAAGTGCTGTTTGAAATTTCCTGGCAACGGCCACAAGACTATGACATTGCCACTGGCCTAGCTGACCCTTATCGGGGCGCACAACTGGAGGCAAGACAGCCATTGCAAAGCAATATCTATCATGCTATCAAAGTGGTTAGTGAATTCAAGCAAGGCAAATTTGAACAAACCATTGACGGTGTTTTGTTTATGTTTCCTATTCCGTCAGGCAAGAACACTGCTATTGGCACAGTGCCCACTGGACCGGATCAAAGTGCCGCTGAAACTGCCAGACTGGCTGCAGCAGCGGCAGCTGCCGCCAAAAAACCCATCAACACTAGACCCAAACCTAGAGATCCTGCCAATCAAACTGCCGCAGTTGAAGCAAGGACTGGTAAAAAGAACACCAGCACTGCTGGCGCAGGACGTGGCTCTGCTGACGCATACAAGTCACAGTTGATAGGCGCTGCTAAACCATTCATTCCTGGCAACAGCAGCCAGGTCAACAAGGCCGCGGCCACTGCTGCTGTGGCCACAGGCGCCAGCACACTGTTGCCTGGACGCCCACCAGTGAGCAATGGACAAGTGGTTGGATCTGCTTTTAATCCTGGGCCCGGTACAGTGCCTGGACGATTGAATATTAATCTAGCGGATCAAGCCCTGTTCAGAAACAACCCTCAAAAGGGTGCAAGAGATAATTAAGGTCACACATGTCAGAAGAAATACAACGCAGCCGAGGTCGACCGCAAAACTACAAACTGGATCGTGGTGGTGTACCTGCGGAGTTTGGACCATTCATTGGGGTGGTCAAAAACAATGTGGATCCCACACGCAGTGGTCGTCTGCAAGTTTATATCGAAACCTTTGCTGACGGCAATGCCGAAGACTCCAGCAAATGGACCACAGTGCGATATCTGCCAGGATTTTACGGTTATACCCCACAAGGAAACATTCCCAACAATGATGTTGGAGACTACGCACGCAATCAAAATGCCTATGGCATGTGGTTCACTCCGCCTGACATTGGCATCACAGTGTTGTGTGTGTTTGCCAATGGTGATCGTCAACTGGGTTACTACATCGGCGTTGTGCCGGATGTGGGAGTGGGACACATGGTACCAGCCATTGGCTCCAGTGATAACAAAGTGTACACCAACAAAAATCAAGAAACATACTTCACTGATGATGAGTATTTGCCGGTTACAGAAATCAACACCAACAACCCTGGCATAGTCAATTCCAGTAGATTTTTTAATCAACCCAAACCAGTACACAGTGTGGCCGCTGGTGTGTTGTTTCAACAAGGACTCAACCGAGACACTGAACGCGGACCCATAAGATCTACCAGTCAACGTGAATCGCCCAGTTCAGTGTTTGGTGTCAGCACACCAGGTATACCAGTGTATCAGGGCGGGATGAAGCCACAAGATATAGTACAAAAGATTCAAAACAACGAACTCAACCCTGCTGATGCTCAAGTCATAGGCCGCATGGGCGGACACACCTTGGTCATGGACGACGGAGACATCACTGGTGAAAATGCCTTGTTCAGACTGAGAACACCCAAGGGTCATCAAATCACCATGAATGACTCAGGTGACTTTTTCTACATCACACATGCCAACGGACAAACCTGGTTGGAGTTTGGCAGAGAAGGCACAGTGGATGTGTTCAGCACCAACTCAGTGAACATACGCACACAGGGCGATATCAACATGCATGCTGATCGTGACATCAACATGTATGCTGGCGGCAACATACAGGTCAAAACTGCCAATGCCATGACTGTAGAAGCCATGACTGATCTCAACTTGTCTGCACAGCGAGATTTCAAAATCTACAGCAAAAATACCATTGGCATCAAGTCTGATGGTACTCTAGCTTTGAACAGTGCCAGCGGATCATGGAACGGCGGCGATGCATTGTTGTTCACCGCCGGCGGCATTGATTTAAATGGTCCAGCAGCCCCCGAAGTCACCGCACCCAAGCCCATTGCCAAGATCTTGCTGGCAGACACCGAATTTGACACTGCCAAAGGCTGGCAAGTCAAGGATGATGCACTGGAAACCATTGTGCCCAGAGCACCCACACATGAACCTTATCCTTATCACAATCTAGGAGTAGATGTCAAAGTCAAATTGGAACCCGGCAAGCCCACACCACCACCTGGTGCACCGGCTGTGCCAGCAGGAGTGGTTATCAAAGCACTATGAGCAAATTTACTTTTGATCTTGACAGCCTTCAAGGATCCGTTGGTTCGTTTGAATCAAAGTTGTCTTCTGGCACACCCGATGACAAACTTACCTATTCGGGCAATGATCCCATAGTATGGGATCGTGTGAACAATGAACGACTGCGTCGGGGACTCAGTCCACTACCCAGCCCCAGACCGGTAGACACCAGTAAAACATCTTCCGCAGGCACAAACAGACCGTTGACCGAAGAAGAAAAGGCTCGTGCCGCACAAATAACAAAAAAGTTTGGACTGCCAGACCCTGTAGCAACATCAAAAACTTTTGAAGTAAGTGGTCCACCAAACATGACCCGCGAACAGGCATTTGCTATTTTTCAAAAGCAAGCCTCGGCTGGTGGACTCACTGGATTTCAACCAGGCGACATAGTCAGCGCACAAACACAGGCTGCAGATGGATTGTCAGCGGCTCAAGCAGAATTAACACAAGGATTTGCAGGATTTCCTGGCACAGATCGAGGAGCACAAAATCAACTGGTCAGCATTGCTGAAAGTGCCAAGCAGTCACTGGCTGCAGGCAACACTGGCAATTTGCAAAGTCGAATCACCAATGGTGGTACTATACTGCAACAGACTTCGGGCAAAATTGGCGCTTTGTTTGGCGTACCAGTTACCAATGGTATTAATGTTGCGGATTTTGCCAAAACAGCCACGGCAGTCATGCCCATGGCAGGACTTAGCACCACTGATGTTCGCGCTACCATGGCCTCAGTTGGCACAGCCACTGGACAAAATTTTGATCAAATAACCAATGGCATTGGAGTTGGAAAGTTTGGATTTGATGCACCGCAGTTAGAAACAGCCGGACTGCTCAAACCGGGCACAGCCAGCACATTTCTCAATCAAGGATCAAATGATCTAACATCAGTGTTGAAAAGTCCTGCTGTGTGGACCGGTGCAGGTGGTATCACTGGCCTTGACAGTTTTTTAAAAAATCCTGCAGCGCAAAACCTAACACAACAAAATTTAATGAGTTCAGGCTTGGCCTCAGCCGGGGCTCTGGGTGTCCCACTCAATGAACTCAGCCCCAAATCACTTGGGGGAATGTCTTCGATATTTGCCAAAGATTCAGCAGCCGGTGCCGACTGGATCAAAGGACAATTGCCACCAGACAAACAGGCTGACTTTGATGCCAAATTCAAAGAAGCCCAGTTTGCTGTTGGTACGGCGGAACAAAAACTCAATGATCCTGTGCTTCAACAAGTACCACCAGGAGAAGCAGAAAACACAGTGAATCGACAAACAGTGGACGCAGCCACCACCAGAGTTGTGGGCAATGACAAGGTGCCCAGTCTTGCCTATGGTATTAAACCAGCAGATCCGGTACTGGTTGAAGAAAACAAAGCTCTAAGAAAAGAAGTAAAAGGATTGCTTCAGCGAATAATAGACGTGGGCCCGGACAACGCAACTCCTGAACAGGCAGATGCAAAAATTGCACAACTCACAGCAATACGCAACGAACTAGAAATTTTGATAGACAAAACGTTTGCGCTCAGGACTCGGGCAGTAAGTGCCAAGCCATACAGTGAAAGTTTCTACCAAAAACTCAATGACCAAGCGGTTGATTTGGTCAAGGCCATCGAACTTGTTGATCAAGCTATTAAAAACCTAAGACAACTAAAACAACGGGCTCAGCAATAATCTGCGTAAAATACAGCCATAAATATCTGCATGACCACATTCATTGGCTTCAACACTATCAATCAAAACAAAAAGTTCACACTTACTGACTTTGACTTGATTCAGCGTGATCTACTAAATGCCTTCAACATACGTCAAGGTGAACTGCCTGGCCGTCCTGGCTATGGCACCAACATATACAGTTTTTTGTTTGAAAATCAAGTGGAACAACTGCAAGAAGAGATGCGAGCTGAGATACAACGTGTGGCCGGTGGCGATCCCAGACTAACCATCAATGACATACAGGTATTTCCACAAGAAAATGGCATCTTGATACAGTTGGAAATCACAGTAATCAACACCACCAACGCTGAAATACTCAGCATATTCTTTGACGAAACTACTCGCAATGCCAGTTACGTATAACTGCGCCGTTTTATTTGACAATAAATAAAGCACAAACGAGAGAACCATGGCCACAACCACAAGACAAACAGCAATATTTGGCGTAGAAGATTGGAAACAGATCTACCAAACCTATCGCGAAGCTGACTTTCAAAGTTATGACTTTGAAACTCTGCGCAAAAGTTTTGTTGATTATCTGCGTTTGTACTACCCAGAAACATTCAATGACTACATTGAATCAAGTGAATTCATTGCCTTGCTGGATGTCATGGCTTTCATGGGACAGGCACTGGCTTTTCGCACAGACCTAAACACACGTGAAAACTACATAGACACTGCTGAGCGCAGAGATTCAGTGGTACGTCTTGCAAACCTAGTGAGTTACACAGCCAAGCGCAACACCGCAGCCGAAGGCTATCTCAAAGTATTCAATGTCACCACAACTGAAAATGTAGTGGACTACAATGGTGTCAACCTCAGCAATGTCACAGTTAACTGGGCCGACCCCACCAATGTAGACTGGCAAGAACAATTTACTGCCATTATCAATGCTGCACTAGTAGATAGCCAAAAAGTAGGCCGCCCAGGTAATCGTCAAACCATCTTGGGGGTGCGTACAGATGAGTATGCTATCAACTTGGTACCAGGGTTTTTGCCGGTGATTCCTTACACTGCCACAGTGGATGGCGTCAACATGCCGTTTGAAGCTACTACTAGTACTTCTGTGGGCAGAGACTATGTGTATGAACCAGCACCGCAGCCCAACACAGTGTTCAATGTGTTGTTTAGAAACGACCAACTGGGATTTCAGTCAGCCAACACTGGTTACTTTTTCTTGTTCAAACAAGGTGTGTTGCAGAATCAAGACTTCAACTTGGCTGAACGCATTGCCAACCGCACAGTGGATATCAACATAGAAGGTGTCAACAATATAGACCGTTGGTTGTTTCAACTAGACAATGTAGGAACAATCAGTCGCGAGTGGCAGTACGTGGACAATGTTTATACTGCGGCAGCACAGCGCGACAATGTGTTACAGCCAATTTATTCTGTGACTTCAAGAGCCAATGATCAAATCACCATGATATTTGGTGACGGTGTGTTCAGTGAAATTCCTGTGGGCTTGTTCCGTGCTTATGTTCGTGCCAGCAATGGCTTGCAATACATCATCAACCCTGAAGAAATGCAAAATGTGGTGTTGCCCATTACCTACACTGATCGCAATGGCAACCTGCAGACCATTACATTCACCTGTGGTATCACACGTCCTGTGAGCAACAGCCAGGCCCGTGAACCCATTGCTGAAATCAAACAACGTGCGCCTGCGCAGTATTACACACAAAATCGCATGGTCAACGGAGAAGACTACAACCTGTTTCCATACACACAATATAACTCAATCATCAAGTCAAAAGCCCTAAATCGTGCGTCAATTGGTACCAGTCGTTATCTTGATCTAGTGGACAACACTGGCAAATATTCATCGACCAATACCTTTTCAAGCGATGGTGCGTTGTGGAATCAAAACATCCTGCCAACTATATTGTTCTCTTGGGACAATCGCAATGACATTGCTGATGTCATAACCAATCAAGTGCAACCTGCCTTGATCGGTCCCACAGTCAAACAGTTTTATTACGAAAACTTTCCAAGAGTGACCAGTACCACAGTGCCCAACAGCGTGACATGGTTGGCGGGATACACTTGGAATCAAAGCACTACCATGGCCAATGAAACCACTGGCTACTTTAGAAACACCACTACCAGTGCTACCTGGCCCAATGGCACACCAATTCCAGTTGGGGATACCACAACAACAATGTTCAAGTATGTGATTCCAGGAGCATTGATCAAGTTTGTTCCGCCCACTGGCTACTACTTTGATCGCAACAACAGACTGGTACTGGGCACACCCACCCGCGCAGATGAACGCATGGAGATCTGGGCCAGTCCACAACTCATTGTAGGCGATGGCTACAATGGCGGCCTTGGCAATTTGCCCTCAGGCGCTGGCCCTGTCACAATCAACAATTTTGTGCCCACTGGTGCCATTGTGGACACTATTGTTCCATTGTTTGTCACCGACTTGCCCAATTCTGTAGAACAATCCATAACTGAACAAATTTTGTTGAATCGCAACTTTGGTCTGGGATATGACAGCAACGGTGACATCACTGGTACACCTTACACCTGGTATATCATAACCAGCACCAACCTTAAATTTTATGAAAGCAATGGCACCACTGTGGCAGCATGGAGTCAACAGTATGCTGATCAAAATGCACCTGGCCTGGATTCATCTTGGTTGGTTGCATTCACTGTGCAAGATCAAAACTATACCATTACATTTCGCGGGCTAGCCTACAACTTTGGTTCAGTGTTGCAAACGAGATTTTTCTTCTATGAAGATCAATTGATCTATGACAGCCGCACAGGTACTATCATCAAAGACTTTGTGAATGTGTTGGCAGTGAACACGCAGCCCAACTCAACAGAATCCTTGCCTGGCGACATTTATACCACCATCATTGGACAACCTGTAGAAAGTGATGGCTACGTGGATGACTTCCAAGTCTTGGTCAGTTATAGAGATAGTGACAATGACGGGGTACCAGATAACCCAGACTTCTTTGACGAAATTGTGGGTCCCGCCACCACTGCAGGACCTTATGTGTTCTTGCAACAAACAGTGGACTTTGACAACCTGCAACGTTATTTGTTGGTTGAACAAGGTGTGGTGATCTATGATTACAGTACCTTGGATGAAATTGAACTGGCCAAAACAGAGTGGACTCCAGGACAGGTGTTTTACGCCTACGCGGAAGATGCTTTCTATCAACTCAGCATTTCAGTCACAGGAGTGCGCACCATTGTCAGCGTCAGCGGCTGGATTGCTCGAACTGGCAGACAAAGTTTGTACTTCCAGTACCGCCACAATAGCCCACTCACAAACAGAATTGACCCAGGTACCACCAACATCATTGACTTGTATGTTGTGACACTGAGTTATTACACTGCCTATCAAAACTGGTTGCGTGATACCACAGGCACTGTGATTGAACCTGACATGCCCACTATTGATGAGCTCAGCACTGAATATCAAAACTTGCAAGATTACAAGATGATTTCAGACAATATAGTGATCAATTCAGTGGTGTTCAAACCCTTGTTTGGACCCAAAGCAGCACAAGCATTGCGAGCCACAATCAAAGTCATACGTGCGCAGAATAGCACAGCCAGTACCAGCGAAATAAAAAGTGCTGTGTTGGCAGAAATGAATGCATATTTCAGTATAGACAAATGGAATTTTGGTGACACATTCTACTTCTCAGAACTGGCAGCATATCTACACAGTCAGTTGGGATCTATTATTAGTTCTGTTGTGTTGGTACCTTTGGACCAACAAAAGAGTTTTGGCGACCTATATGAAATTCGCAGCCAGCCCAATGAAATTTTTGCCAATGGCGCAACTATCGACAACATCGATGTAATTGAAGCATTGACCAGTACCAACCTGCGTACTGCACCAGGCAGTGGAGTAATTTAATGGCACGTACAAGATCAGTTGATTTTCTTCCACAGATATTTCAAACACCAGTCAACAAACAATTCCTGGCGGCTACCCTGGACCAAATGGTGCAAGAGCCCAAGTTTAAAAAGACACAAGGCTTTATTGGTCGTACAGTGGGACCAGGTGTTAATCCCAATGACAAGTATGTGGTAGCACCAGACAAAGTCCGTCAAGACTATCAGTTAGAACCGGGAGTTATTAGCTTAGAGCCTGACACTGACAATATCAAAAATGTCATAACTTACCCTGGGATCAATGATGCCATTGGATTCCAAGGCGGAGATCAAAACAGACCAGACCAACTGTACAACAGCGAATACTATACCTGGGATCCGTTTGTTGACTATGACAGTTTTGTAAATTTCAGTCAGTATTTTTGGGTACCCGATGGTCCTCAAGCAGTAGATGTGGCCGCTGCTGGTGTGCCTACATCAGCCAACTTTAGTGTCACTAGAGCCAATGGTGTGTATACTTTTTCGGGTGTGTCAGGCAACAACCCCACTATCAATCTAGTACGTGGCGGCAGTTACACATTCCAGGTAGCA